CACCTAAGACATTAGGGTTGCTGCTTTAGACCCACCACTAAGAAGTGAGGTATAAGCCTGATATTTAGCACTTGCTGATCTTGCGCCACCTTCTGCTCTCACTAATGCGGCCTCAGATTGCTTCTGAACTTGCTCTTGATTGCTTGCATACTGAATCATTGCTGCATCCATCTCTGTGCTAGCGTAAGTATCAAACAATGCTTGCAATGGGCTTCCGCTTATTTGCACACCAGATGCGGCAGTCATTAGTCTTTGAGTTCCGACAAGGCGATTAGACTGTCTTCTTAAAGAAACCTCTTCGTCTCTTTTAGCCCTTGCAAGTAAAACACTTTCATTTTCAGCCAAACCAGCATTGAATTCCGCAGTTTGCTGCATTCTTTTTGCAGAGGCCATGTTGCCTTTATAGCCCATCATGCCGCTTACTGCGGATGCCCCTGCTGCTATGGTTACTGGATTTACCATTATATTACCCTTGCATAACGGATATAGTCAGTGCCGTCTGGCCCGTACTTACGCATTATACCCTCTTTTTCAAATCCTAGCCACTGTGCGTATCTGTTAGCCCTAACGTCTGAGGCACATACACTTGCTTGGATGCGTGACAATTCATGCGTTTCTTGAATATGCTGGAACAAATAGTCGGTGTATTTGGCTATGGTCTTAGGAATTTTGTAACCTTCTTTGGCTACCAGTATCCAGGCTTCGCCTACGCCATTCCACATTTGATGAACTCCACCAATCGCAAGTATCACATCCTTGTCCATGCCTGTGTAGCCAATAACATCATCATAAGAAGCAAGCGAATCTTTGCCGCTTTGAGTTAGCTCAAAAGCAAGGTTTATCTTACTGAGGTGTTCTTTCTCAAATTTTATAATATTAGGCATCGAATGTATTAGACCTTCTCATCACAGCAAGCACAGTCATTGGCAAAGGTTGGTTCTGTCGCACTATTATTCTTGCATCGTTGTCGTACCCAGAAGGGAAGTAAACTTCTTTATCACCACTAAACAAAGGCACAGGCTCATCCATAGCCATGCTACTATCTCTAAACGGCAAACGATCTAGATTAGATAGATTTGGCCCTACTTCGGCACCAATGCTATCCAAGAACCTAACTGTCACGCCGTGTATACGCTTTACTTTGCCTTGAGAAATGCCGTCATCAGCACCAGCCTCTAACCGCAAAGTCTCTAGTATTGATGTGTAATTATAGCCAATGTGTACCTTAGTTGCGCTTCTGTCTAAAGTTATAGCTCCGCCTGTTACTATCTTGTCAGCATGAGTGGAACCATCAGCAACAATAGCTACTGTCTCACCTTCGAGATGGTTCAGACTGCTAATCGTTGTTGTTGCGGCACCGCTATAAGTTAAGCCACTATCTACATAAAATGCATCAGCCCCGTCAGTGCCAAAGAAGATAGCCTTCATAAAGCAAATATGACGTACAGTAGACCCGTCTATAGTTCTTTTTACAGACATATACACAGTGTCCTCTGAGCCTTCTGGGACGCTTGTAATGCTTTCAACAATGCAACTGCCTTGGCTAGTAGGTGCTAACCTTGTGCTGTCTGATGTTGCAACAGTTAGGAACCCCTGATTCTCTGGGGCTGTCTCTATAATTGTAACAACTGCTGCGGCTGGGTTAGCAACTGTAAAATCTGCATGGGCATTGATTCGTGTAAAAATATTATCAGCAGTTGTATTGTTGCTTTCGTTTGGCCTCCACCCAAGAGAGGTATCAGCAGGGTCAGTTCCCCCAGCAGCCTCGCTTGTAAAAACAACCGATTCGCCATCGCTTTTAGTTAAGGTAATAGTTGTGCCTATGGCTATGTTTGCATAGTCAGAAACAGTTACCGTTGCCTCGCCAAACTTCCCGCCTAAAGGATGAGTATGCCACCCCACAGCGTTGTTAGCGCGGTCATAGGTTAGCCCAATCAAGCGTCCATCTGTGTGAACAAACCATAAGATAAGCTCTGGCTCCTGTTGCCAAACCATATCACTGACACCACCTCTTAAAATATGGTCAGCTAAGATAGACAAGTCGATGCCAAGTAGACCGTCTGTATCTAAGTCGAACGTAATCTCTTTAACTTTTTCCTGACCTTTTTGGATTAGGATAGTTGAGTTTCCTGCTCGTAATGGCCTAACCTCAGAAGTTCCAAAAGTTGTTTCTCTTAAAATGTTTACATTAGTTGGCGTAACAGGTTGGGTGCCTTGCCCACCAGACAGTGTAAATTCTGCACTACTTGTTAAAATCTGTAGAAATCTAGCTGGCAAAAGATGCTTTATAACATTCACCTTATCAGACGAAATGGTAAAGTTTACCGCACTATCATCTAAGGTTGCTGGCGTATGGTTTTCAAAGTCAGCAGATGTGCTACCAAATATTGTCTGAGGTTTACCAGTAGTTCCAGCAAAGTATAGTCGTTGCTCATAAAAACCAACAGCCCTTGGTTGACCCTCTGTTCCCCCGAAAGAACCTAACGACCAACGAGTCGTTGCGTTACTACTACTTACTACGCTTGCTGGAAGAACCCCCTCACTGTTCTTGAATAACGCAGTAACAGTTGTTGCGTTTGTAAAAGCGGTAATTTTAAGGAACCCTGTTCCGCTATGTTGAAAAGCCCAAGTAATAGCTCCATAAGTCTCAGAGCCAGAAAGATGTACTGGGGGCGTTAGTCCAGAAGTATCTGAACCGCTATCTGTTTTCTTATAAACATTATCACCAAACCTAACTAAAGCGTTCTGGCTATAGCTTGTGCTTGTTGCCCATGCGTCGTGCTGAACCTCTATTACTTCTCTTAACCTAACTAATCTTCCTACATCTGTAGCCGCAAATAAATCAGCAGATGCCGTAAGCGTAACGCTGCCAGTATTTGCAGAAGAATATATAGTGGTGTCAGTAATGTTTTCGTCTAGGTAAGGGCCATCAACAAAATCTATATCTGACAGATCCCAACCAGCATGGGCTGATGTTCTTGTAAGCTTTGCTGGCTCATGGCTTTTGTGGGCTAAAAAAATAACGTCAGCAGATTGAGTGTAGTTGAGTTCAAACACTTGCGCTTCTGTGTAAGTAGTAACTATCTCAACAATTTTTCCTGCGGTTCCACCACTGCCATAAGATGTGAAGCCAGAACTGTTTACACCACTTAGCTGAAAAGTATTTGTTGCTGTGCCAGCCACGGTAAACTCACGGTTATTTACCTGTGTCATTCCAGCAACACCGCTAATAAATACTCTGTCTCCGTTGCTGTAGCCATGCCCATCAGACGTTACAACAGCAGGATTAGCAGATGTGATGCCAGTAATTGCTTTTGTTGCCTCTGTTACAATCCCGCCGTCTTTATAGACACGGATGTAATTTTCACCAAACTCAAGTACATAAGCCTGTTCGTCACTAAACTCAAAGTTTATCAGTCGTATTTTACCACCATCTTTAGACGAGCCAGCATAGTATGTACCTGGCCTTCTGGTAGTTCCGCCTTGAGGGAACACAAGCATATTCTGTAAGGTTTGTGCGCCTTCATTGTACTTTTCTAAGTCAATACGGCCCTCTAGTCTTGGGGAAAGTTCACCAGCCCGAAAGTTGGTAACAATGGTGGATACTCTCGCCATGTCTTAGTACCTTACGTTGATATACTCATTAGCTTGTGGTTGCTCTGGATACCCTTCCATAGCGTCTGCTGACTTAGCATCTCTTAAACGAGATTCATACAAAGCTTGCATGGCTTGCAAAATACTATTACTGCCCGTGATTGCGTAAGCAGTTTCAGCAGCTAACTTATGTGCGATTGCAGACGATAGTAAACTATCATAAAGTTCTGTGTCTTGTTCTCTTGAAATGTATGTAATGTAACAAACACTTTCGTTTGATAGAACTTTTCGGCCTTCTATCTTAAACATTACATTACTATCGTAAGCGGCAACCTCGTTATTAACACTAGAGTTCCAAAATGAAAGAACCCTTAAGCAATAGGGATCTGTGGGCAATGTAAATTGGTAAGCAAAACCAAAAGCAGGGCTTTCACTGTCCCGCGCTAGTTGCCTACGGGTAATTGCAATATTCCAAGGGTGTGCGCGAAGCACAGCGTCCCTGATTGTTTGAAACCGTCTATTACATAAACGGGCTTCTTTAGAATTTTCGGTTAAAGATGTGATGGTAGCTGCACCTAGCAAGTCCATCGCTTCATTACATATGTCTACAACTGATGGCATCGCAAGCTCCAAAAAGAGTTGAGAGGGCGGATAACCGCCCCCTCAGTGTTTTGTTAGTTTACGACGTACTCAATGATAAACGCCATGTCACCACCAGTTCCACCTGTTGCATCAAAGGTTGCTGCAATGTAGTAGAAACCGCCTGGGTCAGATGTGTCACCAGCCATTGTGTATAGCTGTTGACCAGTTGTGTTGAGGTCTGCCGCCTCGTAACGCAATTCAGCTATTGCTGCGCCATCAGCTACGGAAGTGGCAAAGAAGTCGATGTCCTTAACTGCACCAGCATCTGTATAGATGCCAATGTCGTAGGTACAACTTCCGCCTAACCCGTCTGAACCAACGCGAATAGACATGATAGATGCGTTACTTGGAATTGGAGCAAGCATAACAATATCACCGTTAGTGCTGTCTGCCGCCAATAAAGCAACATTTCCTTGAGCTATTCGGACTACGCCTTGTAGCTCTTGAGTCTTGTTAGCAACTTGAGGGGATGCCTCAAGGTTAGCCACCAAGTCTGAGTTTACTGATGCCATCTTTATCTCCTATTAGTCTGGGGTTTCATCACAGAAGACTTGGCAAACTTTTGCTTCTTCCATGCGTGTAGCACCGATTGACATACAGTAATACACTTGTGTTGCGTACCCTTTGTCAGCGCGTTCATCAATACGAGCAGAGATGTCTTTACCCATACCTAATGTAAGCCCATCTTCTGCCCAAGCAAAACAAGTGCGAACATCAGTTGCAGAAACAGCAAGGCGGTTAGTCATGATGAAGCGGAAACCCATAAAGGTATCTACATCGCCCTGTACCAAAGCTTTTACTGTGTTAAAATCTGCTGATGTGATTTGAGTAGTTCCAAGCAAATCTTCAATCTGCTTTGGACCAACTGCAATGTAGCGCGGGATTGAAGGATCAACGTCCTGCAAGTCAAGCTTACGCTTTGCTTCAGTTAGCTTTGCAACTGTCAAACCATCGTTTGAAGAAGCAGAACCTACTGAGTTAGCCGTGGCATCTAAACTCGCAGAGCCAGAACCAGTCTCACCAGTAGAGGCGGAACCAGTCGCAGCAGAGATGATGACATCATCCATCGCACGACCCATAGCAGCAGCCGCCGCTTGAGCGTAAGATGAAGTAGGATCAATCAACATGCGAACTTTATCCTGATCATCAATGAGATCAGCATACTCGTAATCCGCTAAAGACAACCGACGACGACCATGTGGTGTGTCAATCTGTGGTGTATCAGCGTTTCTTGATGTACGAAGCTGTGCTGTAGCTACGCCAATTTGGTCAATGAAAGCATTTTTTCCAATAACATTTTCAATACGCACCGCATCACGAAGACGAGAACCCATCTGCTGTGATAGCATCTGCACGTTTGCAGAATATTGTTGAACAAATGCCGTGGTGATTTGATCGGACATACTATGCCCTCCTTTAAAAACACGGGTTGAGTTAAACTAATTGCGATGCGCTACCCTTACGGACACTTCTAGGTTTTTGAGCCACCATTAGGCTATCGTCTTTCCGATTGTCTTTAGGACGAGCTTCCTCGCTACCCTGCATAACAATCTCCCAATACTTATCGAAGAGCTTGTCAGGTTCTAAAATATCACGTTGTGTGCCAAATTCCAATGCTGTTCTTAAAACTTCTAGTCGCAATGAAACTTTTTCAAGTGTGTCCATGAATCATCCCCATCAATTCTTGGACTTTTTTAATGGCGTTCTGTCTGCCTACAACATTGCGTCTGTCCCAATAGGCGTGTGTTTTGTCGTTCATAATTGCGTCAACTTCTGCTTGCGCTGAAACAGCCGTCATTCCACCAGACTGAGACATTTCAGAGATAGTGTCTTCACTTGTTACGTTCTGACGGAAATCAGCAATGTTAGAAAACGCTTTTATTACATCTGGGTTGTTACCTAGCTTTGTGCCGTCAGCCAGTTGAAGTTCCATAATGTCTGACGCACCAAACTGAT